CAGGACTAAATGAGGCTAGAGATGGTTCAACACCTAACTCAGACGCACTAGTGGGAGTTCAAAAATTAGCAGCCCTTAGCTCAAATACAGCTACCCGTCATATATTAGACGGAAGTCTTTACATATATCGTACTTTGGCGGAAGCCTTAACGTATAGGGTGGCTGATATTTTAGAATACGCAGATTTCAAAGAAGACTTTGTAAATAAAATAGGAAAATACAATGTTAGTATTTTGGGAGAGATATCTGATTTATATATTTATGACTTTGGCGTATTTATAGAGTTATCTCCGGATGAAGAACAAAAAGCTATGCTTGAGCAAAACATTCAAATGGCTTTATCAAAAGGTGACATTAACTTAGAAGATGCTATAGATATAAGGGAAATTAAAAATCTTAAGCTAGCAAATCAACTACTTAAAGTTAAACGTAAATCAAAACAGGAGCGGGACGAACAAAGAGAAATGCAAAAACAAGCTATGATTTCTCAGCAGCAACTTAAATCTCAAGAGTTAGCCGCACAAGTTGCCATGCAAAAAATAGACCTTGAAACACAAGGTAAATTGAAGTATAAGCAAGGAGAGATGCAGCTTGAGATTGAGCGTAATAAAGTTGAAGCCCAGCTTAAAAGTCAATTAATGGAGCAAGAGTTTAAGTATAACCTGCAGCTGCGCAATATGGATGGCATGGCTTTATCTAATCGCGAGCAATCTAGAGAAGATGGAAAAAGCAAAAGGATTAGTCAGCAAAACACCGAACAGTCAAAGTTAATAAATCAAAGAAAAAACAACCTTCCACCTTTAAATTTTGAATCAAATGAAGACAGTTTGGATGGTTTTGACTTAGCTGAGTTTGAGCCTAGATAGTGTTAAAAGTGTATATAAATATTATATAACTTTGTAATTAATAAAATCAAATCTAAATCTAATGGAAATTAAAGTAAGAGAATTAACTGACGTTGAAGAAAAGTCAGTACAAGAAGTAGAGCAAGAATTGTTAGACAAGCATGAAGCTCAACAAGAATTGAAGTTTGATGATGAAACTAAGGTAGAATCAAAAGACGAACCTGCGGCTGAAGTATTAGAAGAAAAGCAGGATGAAGTAGAAAATACAGCAAGTGAACCCCAAGAGGATTTAGCTGAAGAACAGATTGCTTCTAAAGAATTATCCGAAGAAGAAGTTCTTTCATATATTGGAAATAGATACGGTAAGGAAATCAATTCTATTGATGAATTGGTTACCGCAAGAGAAGAGGCGCCAGAAATGCCTGAAGATGTTGCGGCTTACTTTAAGTATAAAAAAGAAACAGGAAGAAGCATCGAAGACTTTGTAAAGTTACAGAGAGATTATTCAGATGTTAATCCTGATACTTTGGTAAGAGAATATTTGACAATTACTGAGGAAGGTTTAGATCCTGAAGACATAGATTCCTTAATGGAAGATTATAAATACGATGAGGAAATAGATGATGATTCAGCAATTAAAAAAATTAAATTATCAAAGAAAAAAATTACTGCTAAAGCAAAAAAGTTTTTTAAGGAACAGCAAGAACAATACAAGTTGCCCCTTGAGTCAAGGGAAAAACCGTTCACTGATACTGAAGAATATAATGCTTATAAGCAGTATGTTAATACGGCTCAAAGTCAACAGGAAGAGGCTAAACGCAAAAGCGAATGGTTTGTCAAAAAAAGCGACGAAATATTCAACAATGAATTTAAAGGTTTTAAGTTCAATTTAGATCAAAGCGAATTATTCTTTACACCTGGTAATGCTTCTGAATTAAAAAAAGCTCAAGAAACACCAATGAATTTTGTAAATAAATTTGTTGACGATCAAGGTCTTTTACAAGATGCAGAAGGATACCATCGATCTTTAGCTATTGCAATGAATCCCGAAAAGTTTGCTCAGTTTTTTTATGAGCAAGGTAAATCAAGTGCAACAGAAAATGTGATGCGTAAGACAAAAAACATTGACATGTCTGAACGCTCAACTCCTGAAGCAGTTGCTAAATCTGGGTTTCAAGTTAAATCAGTATCATCGCCTTCAAGCAATGGTCTGAGAATTAAAAGTGTAAAAAGAACTTAATATTAATTAAAAATTTATTATCATGGCAGGACAAGTCAAAAGTACTCCTACTTTTGCGCTAACGCCAAGTTCAGAAAGAACTCCGACAGCGCAAAATTATCTAACCAATGCAGATTTCGATTGGTTAAATCAATATTTACCTGACACTTACGAAAAAGAATTCGAGCGTTACGGTAACAGAACTATCTCATCTTTCCTACGTATGGTGGGTGCTGAGATGCCTACTAACTCTGACTTAATCAAATGGGCAGAGCAAGGTAGACTACATACTAAATACACTAATGTTGGATCAGCAGGAGCTGGTGCGGCAGACCAAGTTGTATTTCAAGTTAATGATGTACTAGATCCTACAGCTGCAGAGCAAGTTATTAGAGTTGGACAGACAGTAGTTGTTGTACAAAACGATGGCTCAGGTTCAAACAAAGCTGTAGTAAGTGCGGTTAATAATGCTGGTGGTGGAAGAGGACAGTTTACTGCTGACTTCTACGAAGCTGGAGGTTTAGTAACTGCTGGTACAGGTGTTGGTAATGCCGACGTTACTGTATTCATCTATGGATCTGAATTTAAAAAAGGTACTGCTGGAATGGCTGGATCTCTTGAATCAAATGATTTCATCTTTGACAATAAGCCTATTATCATCAAAGATACTTACAATGTATCTGGATCTGATATGGCTCAAATCGGATGGATTGAGATTACTACTGAAGACGGTGGAACAGGATACCTATGGTATCTAAAATCTGAGCATGAAACAAGACTTAGATTTGACGATTATCTAGAAACAGCAATGATTGAAGCTGTACCCGCTGAGACAAACTCAGGTGCTGCTGCCATTCTTGGTAGTGCAGGTGGTGCTGCTGATCCTGGAGCTGGATCTGATGGTATTTTCTATGCTGTACAACAAAGAGGTAATATCTGGGACGGTGGAAACCCAACAGTGTTAGCTGACTTTGATAATGTAATTAGTCGTCTAGACAAGCAAGGAGCAATTGAAGAAAACGTATTATTTGTTGACAGACAATTTGCCTTTGACATTGATGATATGTTAGCTGCCCAAAACTCTTACGGAGCAGGTGGTACTTCATATGGTCTTTTTGACAATGACGAAGAAATGGCGTTAAATTTAGGATTCTCAGGTTTCAGAAGAGGTTATGACTTCTACAAGACTGACTGGAAATACTTAAATGACCCAACTATGAGAGGTGGACTTCCAACAGGAGCAGGATCAGGACGTGTAAACGGACTACTTGTACCCGCTGGATCAACTAGTGTTTATGACCAAATCCTTGGTAAAAACGCTAAGAGACCTTTCCTACATGTTAGATATAGAGCTTCAGAAACTGAAGACAGACGTTACAAAACTTGGATTACTGGTTCAGCTGGTGGTGCAAGAACAAGTGATGTTGATAACATGCAAGTAAACTTCTTGTCTGAGAGAGCTGTTTGTACTTTAGGTGCTAACAACTTCTTTATCTTCCAAGAATAGTACACTACTTTAATGGGGGTGTAACAGCCCCCATTATTTTTATTATAAACTTTAAATCTAATCAAATGAATACCAGTACAAAATATGTAGATAAAATCTACAAGCTTACAAGAGAAACAGCACCTTTATCCTTAATCTTAGCGTCAAGACATACACAGAGATTTCCTCTGTTGTGGTTTGATGAAGAAACAGGATCCAACAAAGCATTAAGGTATGCTAGAAATCAGAACTCACCTTTTCAAGACGAACAAGATAACAATGCTATTTTAGAGCCTATTGTTTTTGAAAATGGTTTTTTAACAGTTCCTAAAAATAATCAAGTACTTCAGAAGTTTTTAGAATACCACCCTGGTAAAGGGCGTGTATATGTAGAAGTGGACAAAGCTAAAGATGCTGCACAAATTGTAGAAGAGTTAAATGCTGAAGTTGATGCACTTATAGAAGCTAGACAACTTAGTGTTGATCAAGTGGAAAACATAGCTAGGGTTATATTTCAAATAGATATAACAACAGTAACAACAGCGGAGCTAAGACGAGATATATTAGTCTTTGCTAAAAATCAACCACAAGATTTTTTACTTTTATTAAAAGATCCAGCGTTAAAACTAAATTCTAAAATACAGTTATTCTTTGACAAAAAGTTACTTCAATTTAGAAATAGCAATAAAGAGGTTTGGTTTAATACTCCATCCAATAAAAAGAAAATGCTAAACGTTCCTTATAAGGAAGATCCCTACTATATCATTGCATCTCATTTTCAATCAGATGAGGGATTGGAAGCGTTAAAGCATCTATCTAATCTAGCAAAAAACGTATAATTCTAGCGTTTTTATTTTTTGTATATTTGTTTTTTGTTTAACCCATAAATTTTTTAACATGGCAAAATATATTACATTCGATACTGCAAGTAACGGAAATGTCCACCTTGCAACAGATGATATTCTTTATGCAGAAACTACAAGTTCAACTGCTGGAACAATCTTTTTAAAAGGCGGTAGCCACAAATTTACTGTTACTGGTACAGGTTTAACTTCAGGTTTTGCAGCAAATGTAAACGCCGCATTAGTTAACGCAGCTGAAACAAGTTGGACTAACGCAGTAGTTCCTGTAAGTACCTCAGGCGGGCTTTTGGTATTTACAAGCGTAGCAGTAGCGACTATTTAATACTACCTTTTTATTAGGTACTAGAGAGAGGTCAGGTAAAACTGACCTCTTTTTTTTTTACTTATCTTTGTAAAAAGACTACTAATGATAAATTCTGTAAGAAATACAGTTTTAGCAATAATCAACAAAAACAATTACGGTTATTTATCACCTAATGATTTTAATTTATTTGCTAAACAAGCGCAATTAGATTTATTCGACGAATATTTTTTTCAATATAACCAACAGATAAACGAAGAAAACGCAAGACTTTCTGGTACAGGATATGCAGATATAAAAAAGGGATATGAAGAGGTTATTGATACTTTTTCAGTAACCAGTACCTTAACGCAGAATGCTGCTAATGTATACTTCTTACCATCTGCAGCTACAACCGGATCTGATTATTATCTAATAAATGAAGTTAGATGTTCTAGTGGCGGTATTTTTAAGGGTATTTCGGAGCTAGTTTCTAATAATAAAATAACTTCACTTAATGCTTCGAACTTAACTGCACCTTCTGTTATGTTCCCAGCATACACGCAAGAAGCGGGGTCTATTACCATATACCCATCAACATTCAATGGAGCGAATGATGTCGCCGCACAATACATAAGATACCCTAAAGACCCTAAATGGACTTATCAAACTATATCAAACGGGGAACCATTATTTGATCAAAGTCAATCTGATTTCCAAGACTTCGAACTTCCTTTAGACGATGGAAATGATTTAGTTTCTAAAATATTACAATACGCTGGAATATCAATAAGAGAGGCAGATGTATTCAAATTTGGTCAAGTAGAGGAACAAACACAAAACCAAGAACAATAATTATGGCATACGTAGATCAGAAAAAATATTATACTAATGATGGAGTTGCACCAACAGATTTAAATTGGGGGTCATATCAGTATGTAAGTTTGACGGATATTGTAAACAATTTTTTATTGATGTATAGCGGAAATCATTCGTTAATAAATAATGTTAATCGATTTAAAATATTATTTCACGCTAAAAGAGGCATACAAGAATTAAACTATGATGCATTTAAAGAAATAAAATCATTACAACTTACAGTGTATTCAGATTTGAGATTTGTTTTGCCTTCGGATTACGTTAACTGGGTTCGTATATCTTTATTTAAAAATAACACCATAAGACCTTTGCTTGAAAACATTCAAGTTCAATCTGCACTATCATACGTTCAAAGCGCTACATCTACTTTTACTTACGATGCGGATGATAATGTTAACACTCAAGCATCAAGCTTAGATACGGCTAGAACTGATGGTTCATTAAATAGTATATACCTAAACCAAGCAAATCTTGATCAAGATAATAATCCACCTTACAATGAAGATTTTTATGATACGCATATAGGAGCTCGCTACGGCCTTAATACCGAGACAGCAAACATGAACCCTACCTTTACTATAGATAAGAAGGCAGGGGTCATTAACTTTAACTCTACAATGGCGAATGAGCAGTGTATATTGGAATACATATCTGATGGAATGGAGGGAGGAGATGATTCTTTAATTACTGTAAATAAATTATTTGAAGATTATATCTACGCGTATATTAAATATTCTTTATTAAACGGTAAGTTTGGAGTGCAAGAATATATTGTTAATAGAGCACGAAAAGATAAAACCGCACTACTTCGTAATGCAAAAATACGCTTGAGTAATATTCACCCCGGTAGGTTATTGATGAATATGAGGGGTGAAAATAAGTGGATAAAATAAGATGGCACGGACACAACGAAATTTTATTGCTGGCCGAATGAATAAAAGCCTTGATGAAAGGCTTATACCAAATGGCGAATATGAAGATGCTCTCAATGTAAGATTGGGATCGACTGAAGCATCAGAAATTGGTTCTGTAGAAAACGCCAAAGGGAACACCTTACTTACCAATTTATTTTTTTTAGATATACAATCATTAAGTACAAAAGCTCGTTGCATAGGAGCATTTGAAGATAGTGCTAATGAAACTATTTATTGGTTTGTCCATGATCCAGAATTTACTCTTTCAGATACGGGTAAATGTGATATGATTTGCTCATTCAATACCACTACAACAAATGTAAATTATCACGTGGTAAGTACCGATGATGGAAGTGGTGTATTAACAACATTAAACTTTAGCCCTACAAATTTAATGACGGCTGTAAGCAGAGTGGGAAACTTTTTGTATTTTACTGATAATTTCAATCCCCCTAGATTTATAAACGTCAACAATAGCTACCCAGAACCTTTATTGAATGGAACGCCACCAACAAACTCTACGGCATTGTTTAAATTTAAAGCGCAAAAAATATTAGTTGCACCAAATGAATTTATAGGTTTTCATCAAGGTACTCTATCTGGATGCCCAACAAGTACGCCAGGTTTTGGCCTAGGCATAACCCCCACCACTACACAAATCCCATTACCAGGAGTTGATTGCTATACTGCAGGGGCCGATAGTGTTACAAAAGGATTTGCAGTACAAGGAAATAATACAGCAAATGGTTTAGCGTTTACACAGTTTTCAACTAATAAAAGTACAGGTATCACCACTATAGGGTTAATCAATGCAAGCACTCTGACAAACCCTGGAACCTCTTCAATATCAGGCACCATTAGTGGTGATGACGGGAATTCAGGAACTTATACAGCTAATTATTCTGTATCTACTTCTTATACAGATGGTAACGGCGATACCCAACAGCCTGAATCGACAGGTGCAGTAACAATAAATGGAATAACATTAACGGAAAACGTAACATATACACTCACATAGATTATGGCTGCTTATATAGATCAATTTTCTGCAGAATCTTTACTGGTTATTAAAAAACCACCGGTAGCAGCACCTGTTATTGTTCCGTTTAAAGCAGTTAGTGAAAATAATTTTTTAGAAGATAGGTTTGTATGCTTTGCTTATAGATACCAATACGAAAACGGTGAATACTCAGCAACCTCTCAGTTTAGTAATGCTGCATTTACAGCAAAACCTTTTAAGTTTAGCGTTGACAGTTATCTTAATGAAGGAATGATTAATGCATCTAATGCTGTCACAATTACTTTTAATTCTGGAGGCTCTCTTGTAAAAGGAATAGAGTTGTTATTTAAAGAGTTTAATGACCCTACAATAAAAGTTATAGAAAATTTAAATAAATTAAACTTAGGGATAGGTAATAATGAATTAACAACGTATACGTTTGATAATCAAAAAATATTTACTGTACTACCAGAGTATGAAATATTAAGGATTTATGATAACGTTCCATTATTAGCAAAGGCCCAGACACTGATGGGCAATAGATTAGTCTATGGTAATTATGTAGAAGGATATAATTTAATTGACCGATTTAGCAACCCTATTCGATTAAACTATGAAACCACTCTAAAGTCAAGTTCTATTGATGTTGAAGAGATATCTTCATCTCTAGTTAATGGGGGATTTGATTTTGGCGGCTACTTAGTTGTTCCAGACTCAGAAGTTTTGTTGGAGATAGACCCTACGCTTTTAGTAGCTGGCTCTTCCATTACTTGGAGTATACAAATAGAACATTCTTCTTTTCAAGGTCAAACACCTTTTCCTGCTGAAACAACTACATCTCGAAACTTAAGTTTTACATATGTCCTGCCACAAGCATTTTCATCCGTTTACGAATTATCACAAAGTACTGATTTTGTTTCAAAAATAGGATCTTCTACTAATATTCAAACAGTGGCTAATTCATGTAATGGCACGACCTTTACTGATATATTTAATTGTGCAATACCAAATCAATTAGATGCGTATTTCAAAAAAGAAAGTGGAATATCAGCGGCTGATCAACCCTTTCAAATATTTGCTTCTACGAATAATAACTTTTTAGGTATTCAGATTTTAGCAATGCAGTTTGTGGATAATATAAATACCCCTACACAAACTTTCTATGAGTACTATACTATCTTATCTTCTTCAGTATCTTACTCAAGCTCCTCTAATAATTTTTCTTTACATAGCAATAGAGGATATGAGATCGGCATTGTTTACATGGACGATTTTAATCGATCATCAACCGCCCTTGTAAGTCCTGATAATACTGTTCATGCATCATGTGCAGATTCTGTAACAAAAAATACTATTCAAGTTACAATACCAGGAGGGTTAACAACTCCCCCTCAAATAGCGCCTTTTTGGGCGACAAGGTATAAGTTTGTTATTAAGCCAGATAAAACAACTTATGAAACTATATATACAAATGTATATTTTGAGGATCCCGATACCTTCGCAGCATATTTTTTATTAGAAGGAGAAAATGCAAATAAAGTTCAAGCGGGCGATAGACTTATAGTTAAAGTCGATACAGTTGGACCAACAAACACATGTACATTTACCACTGTTTTAGAGAAGGAAAATAAAGCATCTCAGTTTCTTGAGATAGATAATCCTTTAGATCCTACGGGAAATAAAGTAGCAGTTCCATCTGGAACATACATGAAGTTAAATCCAAACAATTTTTCAATTCAAAACAGTGAGGAAGTTGGAGGTAACTTTATCTCATATCCTTCAATAGTTGCGATCAGTGGAAATAGTAATGGTTATCCATGCGCAAATTTTCCCGTAACTGTAAAAAACCCTGTAACCACCGGATCTCCAATTGCTAATGTTGACTATACCATTCCAGAAGGAAGTACTATTAGGTTTAATTATACTAATTTTAGGGCTGGAAGCTCAGAGCAAAATCCAAGAATAGATTATAAATATGAAGATGAAATAGTAGCGACGGCTTTATATTCTAATTTTAAAGCATTTTTTGAAGGAGAGAATGTGATAGATAGAATTAATTCTGTTGGCGTTTCGTGTAATGGTTGGCCGCCAAACGAGTGTAATGATCCAGAAAATACTAATATTTATGTTAATACTTTATATGAGCCTTCCCCAGCAGCCGATCCTGTAAACTTTCTAACAGGAACTACTAATACACAAATAAGTAGTGCTGAAAACATAAATTACTGGAGATTTGCAAAAAACACCGATACAGGTGAAACCTTTTTAATGGCTACAGGAACAGTAGGTTCTAGTCCTAGTACTGCAGTAGTTGCACTGCAAATAGAAGTGGTTCGACGTGAAACAAGTATTGTTTTTGAAACTCTACCTCAAGACGCATTACCTGACGTATGGTACGAAAATGACAAGTCATTTGCCATTGACAACCAAGGGCAACATTCGGGAGATGTGCAAAACCAAGTTATAAACTTTCAAAATTCTGTTCAGCCGATTACACCTCAAGATGCAATAGTAGACACTGGTTTTAGTAATTGTATTTCTTTTGGTAATGGGGTTGAAAGTTATAAGATTAGAGACTCTATAACAGGTAAGGAAATTAATTTTGGAAATCGTGTCAGCACAACCTCATCTCAAGTATACAAAAAAGCTCATAGGTTTGCAGATTTAACTTACAGTGGTGTATTTAATGATGAATCCAATGTAAATAAACTTAACGAATTTAACCTTGGTCTGTTAAACTTTAAGCCTTTAGAGGAGTTGTATGGACCTATAGAAAGGTTACATGCTAGAAGAACTGATATACTTACCTTACAAGAAGACAAAATATCATATGTACTCCAAGGTAAAGACCTACTTACGGATGCTGGAGGAGGCGGAGCTTTAACTTCCGTGCCGACAGTTTTAGGTCAGCAGATTGCTAGAGATGAAGAGTTTGGTATTAGCAATAACCCTGAAAGTTTTGCTGTTTTTGGATCAGATAAATTTTTTACAGATTCAAAAAGAGGGGCAGTACTGAGACTTCGAGGAGGAGAATCAGGTACAGAATCTCTTTCAGTTATTTCTGAAGCGGGGATGCGTAGTTGGTTTAGAGACTTTTTTGTAGATACCATAGGTAATCAAAAGCTTGGCGGTTATGATCCTTACATGAATGAGTATGTATTGGCTACAAACGGACAGTCAATACCAGCCTTTGAAAACTGTTTATTATGTGGAGTTACAGAAAATGTATTGGTAAGTCCAGGAGAAGAAACTATCTACTGTGTAAATGTCACTCAAGAGGTAGGAACAGTTCGTGTTGATTATGTAATACCTAATGCAGAAGAAAGCGGTATAATAACAGAACCTAATACTCCAAGTGTTGGAAATGGCTTACAAGATGTCATAACAGAACAAGGATTAAATATGGTTACACAACGCACTAGTTCAGGTGTTGGATATGTAATTGAGGCTATATACAATAATGTAACGTATACTACGGGTGTGGTGTATGTTAGTGGTTTTATAGATATTCCTAAAAATAACGTTGATGCAACGGAAGTTACAATAATTGTTACGACTACCTCGGTGACTCCCGATACAATTCAAATCACAACATCATGTCCAATACAAAATATTTTGAATGTATATAATATAGCTATAACAAGTAGTAATGAAGCTGGGCAGTTTATTCATAATCAATATTCATGGATTGACGGAACCTTCTCTTCTCCACTACATTCAAATCAAATAACATTTTCTTCAGATACTTCTTCTGACCCTATTGTATCTCAATATAGCAAGGTTTCGGGAGCAATTGGTTCTGGAGTTGTACCTAGTGAAGGCGCTACAGTAAATATAATAAGTAATAAGTTAGCGACAGATGACTATGTTTTTGATAATTCTACAAATCAATTTAGATATTTAAGAACAGATACATCTTATTCAAATAACTCAATTGAAATACTAGGCCTAATTAATGACTCTAATTTAGCTTCACCAATTGTAACAAGTGGTGATGAAAATTATGCACAATTTACTATGCCTAATAACACGGGTAGTAACTTGTATTTAATTTGGGATTATAGAAACCCCACACAAGCATTATTAAATTTCAATACATCCTCAGCTAGAAATGCGTGCTGTGATTCATTGCCTGTAGGTCCAGTTATTCCATGTAATACTGCAACAGGTTACAGTGGAGGTCCAGCATTCCCAGATGTACAGGTCATTGAGTTAGGGGCGACCACAGGCGTGGTTGAAGTGACATGTGAAGCATATGATGTCCCAGATAAGTTTATTGTTGAGTTTGACGGTGTAGAGGTTATAAACACAGGATATCGAGGACTTACAAGTCTTCAAGGCCAACTAAATACAGCTTTGGCTGATAAAGGTCTTCCACCAGAAACCATCACATCACCTGGTTTTGTTGTCGCAACATTTAATAAAACAACATCAACAACAACAGCAATATTAAAAGTTTTTGCACCTTTGTCGGGCACAGCTTGGCGAGTAACAGCCGGATGCCCAGTATAAAATAAATTAATTATGGCAGTAGGAACATATTTTTTTGATACCGCAACGTTTACGAACGCATCAACTGTATATACAGATCAAGGATTAACGCAAATTGCACCTGATGGTTATTATTCTGATGATATAATTGTAAGAGAGCAACTAAGCGGTAAATTACAAGTAGCTGAGACGTGTGATTGTGCTACTACACCTGCTCCAACAGCTACGCCTACACCGACAATTACAGCAACACCAGTTCCGACCCCTGCTCCGACTCCATTTCCAACTCCGTCGCCAGGGCCAACCTCTGCACCAACCCCTTTACCAACACCGCCGCCGCCGACGCCAGCGCCGACGCCAGCGCCGGTTGCCGGGTATTACTATAGATTAGTGCCATGTGTGCCTTGTAATATTACAGAGATTAGGTACATGTTCTCTCTAACAGCACTTACTAATAATCAAAGGTATTTAGAAGCACAAACCGGGTGTTATTATACTTATACAGATGATGTAAATTACCCTCCTTTAGTTTCAGTTAATTCTAATTTAATTATTAGCCCATCTGAACTCGAGGGTGAAACATTATGTCCTCCAGTGCCTACAGGTCCTCCAGTAAACAATTACATTATTCGTAAATGTACAACCAATGTAGTCTCTGTATTTTCTACAACTACAAATTATGATCTTTTTACTAGGATGGGTGGGGCTTCTGGTACTTATCGAATAACGGGATCTACTACTGATCCTAATTCATTCCCTAATATAACTGGATTACAGTGTGTTGATGATCAAGGCAGATTAGAATCAAATTCTAATTTTAGTGGGTGTACAATAAATTGTCCTGACAACCAATCATATTTTACCCTTAGGAGATGTAACGACCCTATAAACGCTAATATAGGATCACTTATAACCATGAATACATCTGATTATTTGGAAGCTAGTCCATTCGGTTATCAAACAGGCGATGTAGTTTACGCGCCTTCTACTGGCAAATGTTATACGATAGGACCAGCACAAACAGGAACAGGAGGCGCAGATGTAGTAAATCTAACTGGGTCTAATAAATTACAAAGTTGTTATGAATGTTCTAATTTTGAAAGTCCTGATTCGGGAATAGAGCAGCCCAATAGCTTTACAGATTTTGACATCCGGCCTTTTTAAATTAAATTAAATGAAATCAAATGGAATCTATATTTATTCAAATCGCGAGTTATCGCGACCCAGAGCTAATACCCACAATTGATGATTTATTAGCTAATGCAAGTAATCCAGATGCATTAACTATATGCATTGCACATCAGCACAGCGAGGAAGATCAGTGGGATACACTAGAAAAGTATGCTGATGATGGAAGGTTTATTATTATTGACATACCCCACAATGAATCACTCGGAGCGTGTTGGGCAAGAAATCAAATACAGCAACACTACGACGGTCAAAAATATACCCTTCAGTTAGACTCACACCACAGATTTATAAAAGGGTGGGATAAGGAGTGTATAAAAATGCTCAAAGATTTACAGAAAAAAGGCCATGAAAAACCTTTGCTTACAAGTTATATTTCTTCTTACAATCCAGAGAATGACCCTGAAGAAAGGCAACAAACCCCATGGGGGATGTCTTTTGATAAATTTACTCCTGAAGGTGTAGTGTTTTTTTTACCTTATCACATGGGTAATGATTACACTGAACCAATAAAAGCTCGGTTTTATTCAGCTCATTTTGCTTTTACGGTAGGAGATTTTTGCAAGGAAGTTCCTCATGATCCAATGTTATATTTTCACGGTGAAGAAATAACTATAGCAGTTAGAGCTTACACTCATGGGTATGATTTGTTTCACCCCCATAAAATTATTGCATGGCATGAGTACACTAGAAACGGAAGAACAAAACATTGGGATGACGACAAGACGTGGGGGGAAAAAAATAATATAGCTCACCACCGCACGAGGAATTTACTTGGAGTTGATGGAGCCGTGTGTTCACCGTGCAATAAAAAAAGTTTTGAAGGTTATAATGTAGGGGAAGTTAGGTCTATTTCAGATTATGAGCTTTATGCTGGATTAAGATTTAAGGACAGATCTGTAACTGAATCTTGTAAATCTAATAAATTGCCTCCCGGAAACTCCACCGAAATCTATATGCCTAGATTTAAGCAAATTATTAATTTTGACGCATCAGTATATAAACAAAATGATTATGATTTTGCAGCTCTTATACTTAAAGATTTCGAGCATAAGGAAATATATAGAAAAGATTATGTTGATTTTCAAAACATTTTAAATAAACCTACTATAGAAATTAAAGAAAATATAAAAACTCCAAGCCATTGGTTGTTGTGGGGCTATTCCAAAAATAAGGGTTGGGCAGAAAAGATAGAGGGTTCTTTATGAAAATTAACTTAACAAATAAAATCGTATTTTTGCTAACATGGCTGTAGTACAATATTGTGGGCAAAGAATAGAAAATCCAGAAAGAACCGGGGAGAGATATGAATCGGCGGTTGGGACTTATGTTGTAGGAAATAGAACCTCAATTAATATACCTACAGATTTAGTTTTTAGTGGAACCAATAGACCATATGTAAATGCTAGGTGGGATTCTGGGGGTCAATACAGTTCACAAAGTACAGGTCAAATAAGTGTAGCAGGAGTTTTGCTAGACGCCAATGGTATTGAGGCTATAAGATTTTATCCTGAAAGACCTTTTGGTGCAACCGCCACACAATATAATAATGACGTCACTGAGTATAGTTATACCACTGGAGGAACTTTGCCCGCTGGTAATTATGACATCTTAACTTTTGAGATTGATGATCCCACCAATAATTCTTATGGAAGTGGGCAGATATGTATAAGGGGAGAAGAAGCTGCTACGTCCCCGCCTTTACCAACAGCTACATTTGTTCCCACCCCTTCACCAACAGCTACGCCTGTACCTACTCCAACAGCTACACCAGA